ACTTTCGTCTTTACTTTCATCCGTTTCTTTCACCTGTACGTATATCTCCTCTAATTGTGATAACTCAACTTCAGGTGCAGCCAAATCTATCTGCGCTACATCGGTAATAACATCATCTTCTGCCGTGATCACAAGCTTATTACGGTTTCCTCGCGAATTATGATTAGATATAGAAGATACACGACCCTTATTAATGCGGAACAGCTTATTCACGTTATCCAAGAAAAAATTAGAAGAGTTTAAGTACTCATAATCATCTGCAATATTCATTTTGAACTTTTTCTGTACGGCAGAGAACGACCCGTAGTAATCTATAGAGTGCTTGAAATCATGGAGCTCCATCAACTTACTGGATAAGAGACAGAAAAACCCATCTACATAGGATGCGTTGTTAGTATCCGCCAACTTTACGAACTTCGCACCATCCACTGTAGGTAGCGTGCGAATATCATCGCTTTCCGTGTCGTATCTACCGATCATATAACGGATCGGATCTAGCAACGGAGAGTATTTGATAAAAATCGGTTTTTCCAACACTTCATGGTTGGTAGTATCAATCACCGTTGTGAGATCATTGAGATGATAACGGTGATTCAACTGCACGGAATTGTAGTTTTGTTGGTTAATATCAAACAACAGCTTTAACACTGGTTGATAATATTGGAAAGAATTTAGATGAAAAGGATTATATCCATGTTTCAAATCATCAGATGTAGGCGTAAACTGGCTCTCTAAATGTTCCAGGTTTAGATTATTAAATTGCTGCGTGGGCTCCAACATTTTATAACTGTATTCCACATATTATTTGGTGAATATGAACGTTTGATTCTTATTTATAATTTGTATCCTAAATCTATAAATGACATTAGAATTAAAAAGATTTAATATGCGTGATATCACGTTTAAACCCGATGAGAATAAGGGCCCTGTGGTTGTTCTCATCGGCCGTCGTGATACGGGTAAGTCGTTTTTAGTACGTGACTTACTGTATTATCATCAGGATATTCCGATTGGCACTGTGATATCAGGTACGGAAGCTGGTAACGGTTTCTATAAAGAACATGTGCCTAAACTATTTATTCACGATGAATACAATACAGTGCTAATTGAGAACATCTTGCGAAGACAGAAGTCTGTAATGAAACAGATGAAGAAGGAGATTGAAACTTATAAACGGACCACAATTGATCCTCGTGCATTCGTTATCATGGATGACTGCCTATACGATCAGTCTTGGACTCGTGATAAGATGATGCGACTCCTATTTATGAACGGACGTCATTGGAAGATCATGTTGGTAATAACTATGCAATATCCGTTAGGAGTGCCACCTAACTTGCGAACAAACATTGATTATGTGTTTATATTGCGAGAACCTTATTTAACAAATCGGAAGCGTATTTGGGAGAACTATGCCAGTATGTTTCCGACACTGGAATCGTTTTGTGCTGTCATGGATAACACGACGGAGAATTATGAGTGCTTGGTAATCAATAACAATGCCAAGTCTAACAAGTTGACCGACCAAATCTTCTGGTATAAGGCCGAAAACCACCCGAATTTCCGGTTGGGATCCAAAGAGTTCTGGGAGATCTCTAAGAGCATGGGATCGGACGATGAAGACGAAGCGTATGATCCGTCAAAGAACAAGAATGCGAAGAAGGGAGCGAATCTGAATGTGAAAAAATCTAATTATTAAGGTGCGTTGTTATATCTGCGTAAGTTTAGCGAAATGTCTTCAGATATTGTATATCAAATGGATTTATTTAATAATTTATTCGGGTCTAAACAAGAGCCGGCTAAAGTCATCGCAGCCAAAGCTAAAAAGGATGAGATTACAAAAAGGTGCGCCAAAGAGCAGACGGATGTTGACAAAGAGATAATTGATGCTAAAGCTGAATCGGTTGATTCAGAGGGAGCCGTTGATGGCACACCTGTAAAGGAATCAGGATCGGAAGACCCTATTACACCTGTAGACAAAAATCCTAACCCATTCGCTCCCATAAGTCCTTTGGTTACCCCCGGAGTTAAGGCGCAGGGGGAAGAGTCGCCCAAAGGCGGAAAATCAAAAAAGAAGAAGGGCGGAAAATCCGACAAGAAAAAGTTTAGCAATAAACGTAAAGGAGGGAAACGCGCAAAGTCCCAAAAAAAGCGCCGTTAACTAAAAATTATATTATACATATATAATATAATGTCTGGCGTTGATCCTAAATTTGCTGCTATGGAGAAATCTGCTAGGGATGCGGGTAATAAAATAATGGCAGCAGCTGATGCATTAAGTCAGGGCGATGCGTCTAAAGCTGCTGCTGCCTTTAATGGATCTGTGGTTGATCTTGAATCGCTGGCTACTGCAGCTGAGGTAAGCAAGGACCCGGAGGAGGAGGTGCCACCAGCGACATTGGCAGTTGCGCCGCCTGGCGAAAGTGATGATAATGCGCCGTCTGGCGAAGGTGATGATGAAGAGGAAAAAGAAGCAAAAGAAAGAGATCTTATTGAGAGGTGGAAGGGGTCGCCAACGTATAAGGAATGGGAAAACGCTGGCAGTATAGGAGAACCCCCTGAAATTCCAGCTGATTTTAAGTTCGGCGGCGGCAAAAAGAAGAAGAAGCGTGGCGGAAAGAGCCTGCGCAAATGGAAGAAAAACAAGAAGGGTGGTAGGCAATCCAAGAAGCGCCGTTATTAATTATATTTGTATCTAAACTAAATATAATTTTACCTTTACTTCTCTCCGGAAACAACACTCTCGCGCAGCAGCTCATTCCTCAGATTCACACTGGCAGTATCAGCAACCTCGCGACTCTCAAAGTCAACCGTCTCCTTGACTCCGATAAGCTCTCCGTCCTCATTCAGTGTCTGCGTAAGAACATTACCACTCTTCTTTGCCAGCTCAATGTTCTCCTTGATCGCCTTCTGCTTCGTCTCCTTGACGCGGCGCTCAAACTCCTCCTTCGCCTTCGTCTCGTTCTTCAGCTTCTCGTGGTGTAGCTGGTTCAGCTCCTCCTCCATGAACTCAATGCGCCCCGTCTTGTACGCATCCGGATCCCAAGGGATCCACATGCCAACCGGTCCAACGAAGATGTCGTGGTTGGGATCCACCTCGCGCAGCTTCTTGCACTTCATCTCCGCCTCCTCCTGAGTAGGGAACACGCCACGCAGCTTCATACCACGCACCGAAGTCTGGAACGCATGGGCGCGCTGGAACTGCTCGTTCAGCTTGTCCTCGTTCTTCTCCATATACGTCTTGAAATCATCGTCAACACCCGATGCCTTCATCTTGACATCCTCCTCCTTTACGAACTCGGTGAAATCGGCCATGACATCATCAATCTTTAGGTGATACTTGTAGGCGAGGAAATTCAGAAAATCCATGGACTTCTCCATGCATTTAGAGAACTCCCATTGCTTCAAGAACTGCTCGAAAATATAGTTCTCGCGCTTCTTTAGGATCTTCTCCGGAGAGACGAATGACAAGCATGCGAACTTCTGACCGGCGATCGGGGGATCCTCATCACACAAATCAATATATTTAGGGTTCGCGCCACCGTTCTCTGTATTTTTTCTCTCAAAGCCGGACATTTAGTATATACCTAGTAAGTGTAGTTTTATTTAAGTGTTTTAAATTGTATATATATTACGGGATTTTTTTATTGTACTATAATATATAAAAACATGTCCGGCATCGATTTTAGCGAACTTCTCAAGCGTGCTATTAAGTACATCGTGGAGGGTATCATGGTTGCGATTGCTGCTTTCGCCATCCCCAAGAAGCAGCTGAACGTTGAGGAGGTTGTCATCATCGCGCTCACCGCGGCGGCCACCTTCTCCGTTCTTGATGTATTCGTTCCTTCCATGGCATCCTCTGCCCGTGGTGGCGCCGGATTCGGCATCGGCGCGAATCTCGTAGGGTTCCCTCGCGTTGGTATGTAAATATTATTAATTTTTCATTCTATATGAAAAATTGATTTCATAAAATACTTCCTATATAAACAACACCAAAGTAAAGACAATGAGCGACGTAAAAATACATTCCAAACAACTTTTCATCTACAACATGCCGGGTATAACACGAGATAATAACTACCCTCTCATTCAGTTTGATAATGAGTTAGATATGTATGCATTCATCACACGACTGAAGTCAACCGCTAGACGGTCAGACCCAACTGTTCCGTATTTCGTACTCAACAACCCACAATTGTTACCGAGTTATATACGAAACATGCACGTATACCGTCGTAAGACGACGCACGTGAGACCGAATAGAAACAATGACGATACCGATTCAGACAGTGATTCGGATGA